AGATAAAGGTTGCAACTATGATTGGAACAATACAATCCACATTGACAGATTTTAGTCTATTGGATGAATTACACGATGATTGGAAAAAGAATGCTGAGGAAGAAAGACTCTTAGGGGTATCCATGACAGGACAGATGGATAATCCAGATATTTTGACCCCTGACAACTTGCAATCCCTGAGAGATTTTTCGGTAGGAGTGAATGTAGAAACGGCAGAAAGATTGAAGATAAACAGGTCTGCAGCTATTACTACCACAAAACCAAGTGGAACAGTATCAACATTAGTAAATTCTGCATCGGGGTTTCATCCACGATTTGCAGACTACTATATACGAAGAGTAAGAATTTCTGCAACAGATCCATTGTATAGAATGATGAAGGATCAAGGAGTAAAATTCCATCCAGAAGTTGGACAACCAGTAAAAACTGCAATGACATGGGTATGTGAATTTCCAGTAAAGGCTCCAGAGGGATCGGTGATGGTAAAGGATGTTGATGCAATTTCTCAGTTAAAACAATGGTTAAAAATAAAACACAATTATACTGAACATACAGTATCAGCCACAATTTATGTCAAACCCGATGAGTGGTTTACGGTTGGTAACTTTGTATACGAAAATTTCGATGATTTAGTGGGGGTGAGTTTCTTACCTAAAGATGACCACATCTATCAACTTGCCCCTTACGAAGAAATCGATGAAAAAACTTATGATGTAATGCTTGCAGATTTCCCAAAAATTGATTATTCTAAACTTTCTATATATGAAACAGAAGATAATACTACAGGAGCTCAAACAGTTGCGTGCTCAGGTGACAGTTGTGAAATCATTTAATAGCAAGTTTTATGGTAGAAAATATTGAAATAGAATGTACAGATTGTAATGCTATATATTTTATAAAACATAATTTGAATAAATCGAGATATGATATAAGTTATTGTTCATTTTGTGGTGCAGAAGATATTGAAATGGAAGAAGATTATGAAGAAGAGGAAGATTATTATTGACCTAAATATTCCTATGTGGAGTATTTATGAGTTACGAAAATCCTTGGCTATATAATGGTAAAGTTTTTGAAAGTGAAGATATTAATGATTATTTTGGTTTCTGTTATCTTTTGACTGACCTTGAAAATGGAAAGATGTACATCGGTAGAAAATATTTCTATTCCATTAGAAAGAAAAAAGGCCAGAGAAAAAAAGTAAAGTCAGAAAGTGATTGGAAATCCTATTACAGTTCATCTAAAAAAGTTCAACAAATTGTGCAAGAATCTGGCCCTAACAGATTCAAGAGAGAAATCTTATCTCTTTATATAAAAAAAGGTCAAGTGAATTATAATGAAACCAAGTTACTATTCAACCATAATGTGTTAGAAGCTGTTAATCATCGTGGCGAAAAATTATATTATAATGATAATATTATGAATAGATATTTTTCAACAATTATAGAATAAAAGACTTGACATTTGAGATTTATAGTGGTATAATATAAGGTATATAAATTGAATAAAAGACTTACAAAATTAAAAAGTCTTATTGATGATGGTACAGTTCCAACCATTTTAGAAGTTAGAACAAATTCTAGAGAATATTCTTATGAAGATGTTATAACTTTAGATTATGGTTTTGTTCAAGACCTGTATATGGGCAATGAAAATTTTGAAACTTGGTTTACTTATACTGGGCCGAAACCTATAAAACTCAATGATCTTACTTTACATCCAAAAGAGATGATTGAAATTTTATTTAATTATTATGGAAAATAATGAGAAAACAATTAAGTGAAGAACGAAAACAGGAGCTTCGTAACCAACTTACAAAGGCACGAAGTAAGAAGAAATCAGCAGAATACAAAAATATATTCCCATCCGTCTTAGCAAAACCAGATGATGACCCCTTGTCATTGAAATCTATTAAAAAATGGATTAAACATAACAAGGAAAAGGCATCTGCATTTCTCACCAACTCTCGTAGGAGAGGCACAACTCCTAAACAATCCATTGCAGATAAAATTAATGCCGATAGTGCAAAAGCATATATTCGGTTTATGGAACATTATCTTAGAACAGGAGATTGGATTTCTGATTTTATGGGAGAAGATGAGGAAAAGAAAACTCAATGGAAATGTGTTGCAATGGCATATCATGCAGATGGTACACCAAAACGAACTAAAGGTGTTTACTATCCAGATATTAAAGCAGTATGGGTAAGTGAATGATATTAATTGATTTAAGTCAGATAATGGTGGCATCCACAATGATGTCAATGGGAAAAGACCGAACAGAAGTTGATATTGAAATGATACGACATATGATTCTGAATAGCCTCAGAATGTATCGACAAAAGTATCATGAAGAATATGGAGAATTGGTCTTATGTTGTGATGGTAGAAATTCATGGAGGCGTGAACATTTTCCATTATATAAGGCTGGTAGAAAAACTACTAGAGATGCTTCATCTAAAGATTGGACACAAATATTTGGATGTCTTGATACTATCAAATCTGAACTCAAAGAATATTTCCCATACAAATATATAGAAGTTGAAGAAGCAGAGGCCGATGATGTTATTGGAGTTCTTGCAAAATCTTGGGGGGAACCGATAATGATTATTTCGGGTGATAAAGATTTTATACAATTACAAGTAAAAGAAAATGTTAAACAATATAGTCCAATTACTAAAAAAATAGTTAATGATACCAATCCAGAAAGATATTTAAAGGAACATATTTTGCGTGGTGACAGTTCTGATGGTATACCTAATTTCTTATCAGCTGATGATTGTATTGTGGAAAAGATTCGACAAACCCCCATAACAAAGAAAAAAATAGAATTATGGATAGATCAAAATCCAGAAGATTTTTGTAATGAAGAACAGTTAAGAAATTATCATAGGAATATGAAACTGATTGATTTACAATATACCCCATCAAACATTGTTGACCAGATTGGAAAACAATATGATGAAATTCCGAAAGGAAAACGAAGTGGCCTTTTGAACTTTTTTATCGAAAGAAAACTTAATAATTTAATTGAAAGCATAGGAGAATTTTAATATGGCACAACAACCAATAGAATTTGATAGTAGAGGTGATGGAACTATGGGAGCATTTCCAGAAAGACCAAAACCAATTGAAGTTAGAAAACTTCTTCTTAGTGAAGTTTTGACTAAAGCACACAAAGCTAAAACTAAAGGAGATAAGGTCAGGATTCTTAGAGAAGAAGATTGTTCAGCATTAAGACAAATCTGTAAGTGGTCATATGACCCAAAAATAGAATCAGAATTACCATCTGGAACTCCACCTTTTGTTCCAAATGAAGCTCCAGAAGGAACAGAACATATGTTGTTGAGAACTGAAGGTGATAAACTTTGGCATTTTGTTAAAAATAATGGCACTAGTGCAGACCCAAATCTTCAAGCTACAGTTAGAGAACGTATGTTTATCAGACTGTTAGAAGGATTACATAAAGATGAAGCTGAACTTTTATGTGCAGTAAAAGATAAAACGCTACATCAAGTATATAAGGGAGTATCTACAGCTGTAGTATCAGAAGCCTTTGATTGGGATGAGGACTTTAGGAAAAAGGATGTATAAATATAAGACAATCTTTTAATAGGGAGTCTATTGATATGCAAAACCGAAAGGAACGGTGTGTAGAGGACAAGCTATTCTCTCTCCACATTTAAAATCCCCAATATATATTAAACACAAATAAGACCGTTTAACGATCTGCGGTTTCTATTTCTTGATGGACACTTATATCTAATAAAGGTTGAAGATCATATTAAAGAAGGTAATATGAAAAAATTATTCATATGTTTTGCTTTAATGTTTTCCTTTTCATTTCCGTTAGGAAGTGCAAGTACTACTGAAGATAAATTGATGTTGGACAGACCCAGCCCACATCCAGTACTGAAACATGGTCAATTAAATACAGTACCAAATTATTCTTCATTAAATTTTGTATTAGAAAACAGAGCAAAACAGGTAGAATGTCTTGCAACGAACATATATCATGAAGCACGAAACGAACCATTTGCAGGACAACTCGCTGTGGCTCTAGTAACTTTAAATAGAGTATATGATAAAAATTTTCCCAATACGGTATGCGATGTAGTATATCAAGGAATCCATACTAAAGATGGATTTCCAAAACGAGATAGATGCCAATTCAGTTGGTATTGTGATGGAATATCAGATGTGACAGCAAATGTCAAAGCTTATGAAGAGACACAGAAGATAGCAAACCTTGCAATGATTTCTTATGGAAGTATGAAGTCGCAAGGATTAGATTATACAGAAGGTGCAATATACTATCATACACATGAGATAAATCCACGATGGTCAACTGCTTATCCAAAAGTTGGAAGAATTGGTGATCATAT